TTACAGCTTGACCCGTGAGGAATCCATCGATTCTTGGCTTAATAAATCTTAGTAATACTGAACATAAATCTCGGCCTGCCATAGATCGTTTGTATAGCGACAAATGGCGCCATGCTGTCCGCAAGCACGGTATAGCGGTTCTTCTCCAAATGAATGCTCAAGCAAGTCAATCCAGCAACCTTCACCGCGATCCATGCGGTTAAGTACCTTTCTTTCCATCGTCGTATAGCTCGCATCGAGCGGCAAACCGTCCCCCATTCTGCCGTGCCTCAGGGAATCCGAAACTGCATTGGTCAGTTCTCGGTAACCAATGGATACAGGACCAGCATTTTGCTTTTCCATAAAATTCGGTTTCAATTTCTTCGATTGGTTGGTTCTTGCGCAGAGCAAGGTAGTGGTACTGGGCGCGAATATACGCCTCGCGCACGTCGGGCGTGCAAAGATCAAGAATTGTTTCTTTGCGACCCGGTAGTCGGATTCTTGCACGCCAGTTATCACAAAGGCTTAAACGTTCAATTATCACTCGACCACTGTATAAAACAATCATTCTCTTTCACCAAATGAGGGCTGATGATATAGTCGTTCTAATTGCATCGACAGAGGTTCGGGTGGCTCTGTCAATTCCTGCATCAACAAATCAACCTGTGGGTCCGTTGGATCCTGAGCAACATACATTTGATTAAATCCATGGTGTTTTACTGCAATAAATCCAACCCGTGGGCTAGAAATTAAAAAACGAATTGCGCAATTTTCAAGCCAGCCAAGAAAAGGGGCGCTCATGGTTCCAACTTGACAATAAGTCGATCAAGATACCAACGCGCTTTTTTTGCGTCTTGAGAGGCATTGCCCTTAAGCCACAGTCGAAGCACGTATTTCAGTACCTGTCCCTGAAGATAGCCACCCACAGGAAACGGAGCATCAGCAATGGCACCTTCAATTATGTCGATGGCTTCCACAGCACCAGCGGTGTAATGCGCTGGATGGTTGACTAGATTAGTCATCAGGTTCCAATTCCAATTTGATCGCAGCCTGGAAGTACCCAGCAATTTTCATGCGGGCAAATACTGGCCCAGCTTCTGTGGTGGTCTTGTCTTCAACTCGTGCGTACTGATACCGCGCTTCCTCAAGAGCAGCCATGGTTTCAATGTTCAAGGTATTTAGCTCGGCATCGCTAAGATCCTTGACGTCTTCCAACAAAAAATTGCGGCCAAGTAGATAGGACTTGAAAAATGGTTCATTCATGTTGATTGCTTGGGTGCTCCACGTTTAGGTGAGTTTTCAAGTTCAGCTGCCATTTCAGCAGCAGCTCGAAGTAGTGTACTCAATGGGATGGGTTTTGATTTACGGCCAGTGGCAACACGCAAAGCCATGCGATAACCATGGGAAGCATTGCCATTGCCAAAATCTCTGGCAGCAGCAACCTCCTCTTCAGTGACACGAATTTGCACCGATAAATTGCGGCGACGCCTGGATACTGGTCCTACAGCCATTTGCCTAGTAGGTATTGACGGCAGACCTGAATTGCCTGCTGCGCGTGTTTTTCGATTAGTACGGATTTAGTGTCTCCCATAGCAAGGCATACCGCGTCGTACAACTCTTGGTAGTCGGTATCTCGAAAATTGGCGGCAATGTCGGCAGCGTATTTCTGCCAAAGGCCGGTATAGGTGCCGCAGGTACGACCACTGCGCTCATACAGTGCTTCCATAGTGGCGTGGCGTTGGTTGTCAAGTTGGAACTGTTTCATTTGATGATGTCGTAAAGATTGCGACATTCCTGCCACGCTATCGAGTTTTCATGCAGTTGACTCATACGAACGTGTATCAACGCTTTGAGATGCTCTCGTTCGTGCTCACGACCGGCCTTAAAAAGCCCTGCGTCACTTACCAGTGCTTGCAAACGGCGTAATGTTTCAATCATTTGGGTTCAATCACAGCATCGGGCCAGCGGTTTTGAGCGTAGGTGATCGCCGCTGCTTTGCTCTCGGCACGCATGGTCATGGTCATGGGCATTGAGCCGGACTTGTAGACGATCAAGGTGTAGAGCTTGGTGCGTGCCTTGGGTACGGGACGGCTGATGCCTTCGCCGTAGCGAGCGTGGTCGTCTTCGCGCCATAGAAGCAACGCGCCTTGAATGTTAGACATTGGGGAGTTTTACTTGATGGTGGTCAGTAGGTGTGAGCCATTCAATTTGGTTCCAGTAAGGCAGCCATTCCTTGGTAGCAATGGCTTTAGCTTCAAGCCAACTGGTGGCTTTGATGCACTCGTAAACGTTGGCGTCACGGATGCGGAAGTAGTAGTTGCGCAGGGTCATGGCTTGAGCACCTGCTGGCAGACGGGTTCGCCTTGAGCGGTAAGCACGGTCTGTTCACGGCCACCGCTGACACCTGCGGCGTAAACCGCAAACATCAGGACAATGACGGCAAGGCGGTTGACGAAAGGATTGTTGATCATTGGATTGAATTTGATTGGATACAGGAGGCTTGCCCCTGTCCCGGTACTATACACCGCAGACGGTGCGCATCAAGGATAGTTTACAAATCTTTACCATCCGTCCAGTCCAGGTTATCCGCGCCCCACCGGATGCGGTTACAGGCAGCAAGTATTTCGCGCTGATCGAGTGCCTCTACGTGTTCCGCTTTAAGCGTCAGAGGCGCACGTAGGACTGGTTTGCCGCTTGCACCGCCCCACCCAACTGCATACGTCGGCACCTCAAGCTCGACCGTAAACCACCGCGTGTTGCAGTCACTGCATACCCGCTTGCGAATCACCTGATCTGATCGCTCGCTGTTCGTCACTGGCGTGCGGTGGTTCTTGCTACCGCAATTCGGGCAATTCATTGGGCATTATGGGGGTTGTTTGCCCCGTAGAAGTGGAACAATTCGGGCAGTGGATGATTCCAAGGATTGCAACCGAGGATCAACTAAAAATTGAGGTAATGGCCCGGCGCCTTGAGATCACCGAAAACGTCGGACCACTTGCGGCAACGCTTTACCGCTCTTGGAATCTTCAGCAAGCATTGCTCCAGCAGGCGACCAATGAGATCGCACGACTGGAGCTGCTGCTAATCCGTAACAACTAAACCACCCGCGTAATCGGTAAGCGGTCTGCGCCTGCGTCCTTCAACCTGACGATGCACGGACTCCTGGCGAATTGCCGCATCCTGTGCATCAGCAAGGTTATACATCGACGCCGGGTAAGCGCGAGAAAGTCCTTGGTACGTCAACTCACGAATGAGTGCCGAAGGGCGCAAACCCTTTTCCTCAGCAAGTGCGTCGAGTAACGCCGAGCGTGATGGGTCGAGTAAGACCTGGAAGTAGCGCTTCTGTCCGTGGATCATTGCAACGCTGTGGTTGTGCTACAGCGTAGCACGTCACCATGTAATTGAATCATCCGTGTGCTTTCGCCAGGCACCGCTCTGCGCTTTTCTGCTGGAACGGCGTTGCTGACTGCATCCGCTACGAACCTCACGTGCAAATTGCAAAAACTGCGCCGCACGTTGTAGGTCACCAACAGACGCACGGCGTATTTCCGCAGCCAGCCAATCCATAACGATCTGCCGTCCAGTCCTTGGCACTATGTCATTTCGCTGTATTCCAAGTCTTACCTGAATTTGCCTCAGCAAGTGGTGGGATGTCCCCAAGCCACTCCGCCTCAGCTGCTTCCATGACCTGACTTAGCTGCGTTTTCCAATGCTCTTCCTTCCCTTCTCGCACGAGAAGTAGGCATTCGTCATGCACTACAGCCGCCAGTCGTACCTCGTGTTCCCCCGCCTCAAACAGGTGGGGCCACAACTGCCCAAGTGCTCGCTTAAGGATTGCCGCACCAGCGCCCTGCACCGGAGTATTGCAGCGCGTCGTAAGGCGGTTCATGTCCCCCATCAAATACCGCCGCATGTTGCTGTGCGGCACACGAACCTCTGCCCACTTATTCGTGCGCGACTGAAACGCCTGCTTTGCACTTTCCTCCTGCCATTCCGCGATGCCCGCATAAGTCGAGCGAAAGGTGTTGCGGATTATGTCTGCCTCGTCCGTGGTCATGGTTATGCCCATGGAACCGGCGTATTCGCGAAGGCCGTTTGCACCGGAGCCAAAGAGCAAACCAAAATTTGCCGACTTGGCCACCTGTCTACGTTTCTTCAATTCCGCTTCGTCATCCGTGTGGTCGGGGTAAATCGCTTCCGCAGTGATCGTGTGCAGATCCTCGCCATCTTGAAAGGCCTTAATCATGCGTGCATCCCCTGCAATGGCCGCGGCCAAACGTAGTTCCATCTGACCAAAGTCAGCGCACACAAAGGTCCAACCATCGGGCGCCTCGGCACACTCCCGAAAGTTTGAATCGCGTGGGCATTGCTGCAAGTTTGGTTTCATGCAACTCATCCGCCCACTCTCGGCGCCGAGCTGCAAGTAACTTGCACGAATGAAACCATCGGACGCTTGGTGCTCCAGGAGTGACACCACCATCTGCCGACGCTTTTCCGCACGTTTCCAGCTGAGATAAATCTGCACAACGGCATGGTCTGCGGCATAACTCCGCAAAGCTTGGCGTGATGCGCTGGGCTTTCCATCTTTATCGGTCGGAATCTGCCCGAGGAGTAGCGTCAACTTAGCCACAAGCTGCTTGGAACTATTTAGGTTGAACCCCGCGTAAACCTTTGTCCCAGCTCTCACCGATCCGCTGTCCTTGGTGCGCAGGTTGAACGACCCATCGGATTCGCGTGGGAGTTTGTGTTCCTCAGGTAATGCCTCATCAAGCTGCACGAGGAATTTCTTGCCGTAATTCTCAATGCTGGACTCAAGTTCGATCTGTAGTGCAAGCAGTTTTTCACGATTAAACGGCAGACCTGTCCGCCACATTTGGGCCATCGCGGGTAACGCTGCACACTCGCATCCCCAAGCGTTGTATAGATTTCCCGCTGCCATAAACGCGCAGATGATGGGATCTAACTCCAGAAGAACTTGAACGTCCTCAGCAGCATATTCAAGTTGAGAAGCGCTTAAGACTGGCGCGCTCCAGTCGGACAGTTGTTGCTCCTTACTTAATTCGCGCTTTAGGTATCTTTCCGATACTGCTGCAAGTCCGTGCTTAAGGTTAGGAATACCGTTATTTAATAATTTACTGGCTAACATGGTGCATTTTACTAATCCTTTTGGATATAGGTTGTGTTGCTGTAACCACCCGAGGTCAAAGACCGCGTTGTGCGCAATCCAAGCGCGCCCTTCTATACGTGCAAAAAATTCAGCAAGTTTGTCCCACCCTGCGTCGTCTAAGTCCCAGCAATCGATTATTACTGCGGGTAAACCTCGCGCTGCGAGTTGCAGCAGGCGCAGTTTGCCGCGTTCTGGTTGGAGTCCAACGGTTTCGCAGTCGAACGCAATAGTCGTTGCAGTGGCCAATTTTTCAAGGTTGTCGATGCCATACAACGTTTGTGGTCTATCTGCGGTAGGCATCGGTGAAAAAGCAGTCATAACCTGGTCCTTGGTGTAGGTATTGGGGCCACCTATAGGTGGAGTGGCCCGCGTCACTGTAGCACTACGTGAACAGGTCCACCTGCGTCATAACCGGTGACTTACCTTGCGTCTCACGTGTCGCAACCGGATCAATCGCGTTTTCGCGCCATTGGCTTGGCGGTTCGGGCATCCAGCTACAGAGATCGGCAAAGAACTTCTCAAGGCGTTCTTCCTCAGTGGGGCGGTGCATGGTGGCAATCGGGGGAAAAGACGGGCCGAGGAGCGCTCAACCCTTATACACGCAGAAACGGCGTAAAAAGCAACTTCCCTTACGGCGCAAGGGGTTTTAATAACGCAGGGGTTTGTCAAAAGTAGCCCTTTGTCAAAAGCCCGGAGGCTTAGTGCCAGCGTGCAAAGGCGTCGTTCGATTGCCGCTCCGCCTCCTCGGGCGTCAGCCGTGCCACGCCTGGTTCCAGCTCGGGACTTTTGTCAGAAATAGGCTTTTGACAAACCGCTTTGTCATTTAAACCGCTTTCCACCGCTGGGGTTTCTGCTTCTGACATACCCTCTACGGGTACTTTCGCACGCGAGAGAGAGTTAGTAGAAGATCTAGAGAGCAAACCAGGGGCTGCTTTCCCCACCGCCTTGTAGAAGACAGGGGGTCTGCCTTTCGTCTTACAGGCATTTGGAACACTCGTGCGCTCAATCAGTCCCTGCTGCTCAAGGAGCTGGAGCGCGTACCTGTTTGCCCGTACGCGGAACTCACCACCCACGCCATCGTGCGCAGTCAGCTCGTGGATGCTCCAGGAACCGCCTCCAGTGCGCATAGCGGCAAGTACGTCCAACACGTGCTGGTTAGGCGTGTTGGCGGCGACCTTAGGGGGCAGGTGCTGGATCTGGTACGTGAAGTCGGGCAGGAGGGTGAATACCATCTCCATGCCCTCCCGGTCATCGCGTGATTTCTCCACGGAGATGATGCGCGAGTTGGCGCTTAACTGGCGCGCGAGTAGTTCCTCGTTCGTCCCCTTACGCATGTTCCAGGTTTCATCCACCGCAGCACGGATGGCACTTGTACCGCGGAAGGTGCCGGTCTTGGTGTTGTGGTGGATCACCACGATGGTGCAGGCGGGGAAGTCCACACCGTTACGTCGTGCGAGCTGCTTGATCGGCCTGGCGTACTCCCTACGGTTTTCCTCGTAAGGGTTGGAATCGTTGCAGCCATCGAGTGAGTCGATCACCACGAAGTCGTACTGTCCTTCCTTCTGCATACGACAGAAGCGGCGATACCAAGCCATATCCCACTCGCCGATAACATCAACACCGTGGTCCACACCAATCGCCTCGAACTGACGCCGCACAATGCGTTCGTTCTGGTCACCGTTAAGCCAGAGCACCTTGGAACGTGGCACAGGCACAAGCGCGCCGTACACATTGAAAGAAAGGCCGCGGCTTAGGTGCTTGGCAATCGTCTGACACATGGCGGTTTTACCCGTGCCACCATCCGCGTGAATAAGCAAAGTCCAAGGCTTGGGAAGCAACCCGGGAATCAGGTACTCGAAGCCTTCGTTGTTCAATTCGCCAATCGGACGCGGGGCTAACCCATGAGCACGCTCATAGGTCATGTCCATCATCAGTAGGCGGTCGATAGCAATCGCACCTTCACGCCGCCCCGCCTCCATGGCCAGCGCAGTCTTGGCCTGGTCAAGAAGTGCTGGGTTTTCAAGTGTCTCCTCAAGTTCCTTGGCGCGTTTCAGCACCTCCTCACCAGTGAGATAAACCTGCTGCACTCGTTGGGTTGAGACTTGCTCGGCAGTTTCCACGATCTTCCGCGTGACTTCCTGAAATCGAGCACGCTTGGGGTCCATCTGATCCGCAAGCCAGACGAGAGTTCCGAGGTTTACGGCACCGGGTCGAAAGCTTTTCCAAGTGGCTTCACACGGGTTTCCTTTCTCCCACTCCTCGGCGTACTCAGGATCCTGCGCACTCCAGGCACCCCACAGGGCAAGACCAAGATCGTCCGGCAGCACGGAGTGGATCGCCATCCCAACACGCAACCAGTGGTCACGGCTTCCGATCCCCTGCTGCTCAATGACGCTTAAGCAGTCCTGGACGATCTCGGCAATCTCCTCGGGCGTGCGGTTGCTTACGTCAAGCGCCTTGCGGTTTTTGATCATGCCGCGGCCACCATCGGACGCCTTTGCCGCCTTCATCTCCGCAAGGAGCCACGCAGGGGCCTCAGGAATCACTGTGAGGTCACCCTGGAGCGTGTACTCACCCTCACCACTAGATCCATCGCTAGCCCCCGGGTAAGCGCCGTACAGCAGCCCCTGGCGCCCCCATAGCACCTCGTACCCAGCGCCGGTATCGCTTAAGCCGCAACCTTTGACGCTGTTCCAAAGGTTTTCTGGTACAAGAAACAGGTACTTCGCCGCGTTGGCCTTGGTACTCGTGACTACCGGGGCACCATCGAGCGTTGCACCCCACTTGCGCTTAAGCGTGGCAAGGTTGCGATCAACGTCAAGAATTACCAGACCGTCGCTGCGAATGCCGGTGAATACACCGACAGCCTGGAAAGCAGTGGGGCGCTGCTCGATTGATAGCGCTACGTCCGCAGCACCAAAACTGCGGTGGTGAGCGGCCTCAAGTGGCGTCTTTCCCTTGCTGGGAACACCACTTGCAAGCTTTTCGCCTTTGGCATAAACGGGACAGTAAGCAAAGCCAGGTGGGAGCTGGCGTACAAACTCAAGGAGTTTCGCGGTGCGACTCATGTGATACACTCGTAATCGGTGACGGAGACCACGCCCTTGTTCCAGCACTGGAGCGGGGGCGTTTTTGCATGGTACTCACATCGGCAACCCCCTTGACACTGTGCTACGGTATGAAAGCGCAAAAGCACAGGCACTCGCCATCCGCACTCGCGCATCAACCCCAAAAACACCCATGTCACTACTTTCTAAAAGCGCCAAGGCCGCAATCAGCACCGGCACAGGTGGTGGTTACCTGAACCCTTCCCGCATTCCCACTGGTACGACCATCCGCTTTGCGCTCACCAGCGACGAGCCCGTGGAATATTACGAGGTTTGGGGCGAAGACGCACAGGGTAAGCCGAAGCCTTTTCGCTTCGACCACGAACCTACTCCCGACGAGATCGCCGTGGAAATGGGCGAGTACAGCCGCCGCATCAACCGCGAAGGCACGGGTAACGAACCCGCAAAGTTTGCCATTGCACTCCCCGTCTTCAACTACGACGCGGGTGAGATCCAGGTGATGAACATCACGCAAAAAAGCATCATCTTTGCTCTTGACGGGATCAGCCAGATGCCCGACTACGAGGACATGCTTGCGATTGATTTCCAGCTGGAAAAGAAAGGCAGCGGTCTCACGACTGAGTACAAGCTCACCCCCGTGCCCCGTAAGAAAGGCGCAACGCCGATCATCGAGGCAGCATGGGAAGAAGTCACAGGTGCTGGCTTTGACCTCACCCGCATCATTGAAGGTGGGAATCCTTACAAGCAGTAAGGCGTCAGGTAGCACATAAGTACCGCCCCTGAGGAAACTTGGGGGTTTTTTACTGCTAAGATGTAATACATGACTGATCCACCGTTGGACCCAAACGCTGCCTTGGCGTCACTCAAACGGTGGAAGCTGGAGCGAGATGACGAAAGCGATCCGGGTGGGCGCATTTACCGCGACGGCAACGGTGAGATCTATCACAGCGTGACGCGAATCCTCGGCGCAACGAGTGAAAGCAAGGGCGTACTTGAAGCATGGGCAGCGCGACTTGGTGAGGCGAATGCAGCAGCCCAACGCGATACCGCAGCAGAACGCGGCACACGAGCGCACAACGCAGCGGAGTACGTCTTACGTACCGCGAAGAAGTTGGCAACACAGACGGCGAACAAACGTGGGTCGTTTTACGAAAAAGAGGACGGCCTTACACGTCCACCAGCCCCGTTGATTCGTTGGGCGGTAAAGAAAACCACGCCAAGTGCCCCGAAAGTTGGCCTTAGCGCAAGTGGATACCGCCGCAGTCTGCTGCAATGGCTTGGCGAGAACGTCACCGCCATTCATGCGGTGGAGTTCAGCGTGCATCACCCGGCTGGTTTTGCTGGCACGGCTGATTTTCTCGGCGATGTGGCGGGCGTGGGTCCCGTGATTTGCGACTGGAAGACAAGCGCCAACCGCCGGAGTGAGGCAATGCTTCTGGACTACACCGACCAACTTGGCGCGTATTCTCTCGGCCTAAAGCACCTTACAGGCATCGAAGCCAAGGGGGCCTTCATCGTGGTGGCGCGACGAGCTGGTGCAGCGGATGTGCGGGAGTTAAGTGCGGATGAGTTGCGTAGTGCGGAAATCCGATACCTGGAAAGATGCGCTGCATACTTTGATGCTCTTCACTCATCGTTGTAGTAACTCATATACTTCGTTCATGGCAAAAGCAAACAACGCAACCGCTGCACTGCGCTGCACTCAGGTCTACGGCCTGCTCTGCCAAGGGAAGTCGCGTGCGGACATCGTGCAATTTGCGGCGGATCAATGGAGTATTTCGGATCGGCAGACAGATTCATACATAGCCCGCGCAAGGGAAATGTTGATGGAGGATTGCAATCTTTCGCGTCCTGCATTTCTTGCCGAAGCACTTGCGCGCCTTCGTAAGTACGAACAAAAGGCCGCAGATCGTGGCCAACTGATGGTTGCGATCAATTCAGTGCAACTTCAGGTAAAGCTTCTGCGCTTTGAGTTGAGCTGATGAGTTTGCTGGCGGGTCTTGATGACTCACACCTTCTCAGCTTTATGGTTCCGCTCAATGCGGGAATGAAAGACACCTTGGAGCGCATCCGCAGCGACCTGCACCCTGGGCAACTTGCATTCGTTGACGACCAGGTAACCAGCATTCTTGGCGTGTCCGCTGGCTACGGCGCAGGTAAGACGCGGGCACTATGCGCCAAGGCTGTGCACCTTGCCATGGCCAATCAAGGCTTTATCGGCGTGGTCCTAGAGCCGACCGGTCCATTGATCCGGGACATTTGGATGACGGATTTCGATGACTTCCTTGAGATGTACGACATCCCGTACACCTTCCGCGCTTCCCCGCTGCCTGAGTACAACCTGCACCTACCGGGCGGTGATACCAAGATCCTGTGTCGCAGCTTTGAGAACTGGCAGCGGATCATCGGCATCAACGGCGCCTGGATCTTGGCTGACGAGATCGACACGGTGAACCCGTCGATTGCCAACAAGGCATTCCCCAAGATCCTTGGCCGCCTACGTTCCGGCAATGTGCGGCAGTTTGCAGCCGCATCGACACCAGAAGGTTT